ACTGGGCTATCAAGTCTTCCAGTCTTTGAATATAATGATATTAGATTCCTTCCAGTCTCTCCTACAAAAGCTTCATACATCTTAGCTTTATCGGCATTTCCTTTGCCTGTGGCATATTTCTTAATCACTGTTGGTGGAACTGTGGTAAATTTAAAACCAACTTCCCATAATTTGTTTTTAAGCAATCCACAGTTTTCTGCTATATGAAAAACTCTGCCTTTAGATCCAAATGAGTAATCTTCAATGAAGATCTGAGGCAGAGGTTTTGTTGGAATCTTGCTTAGAAAAAACTCAGCGATATTATCGTATCTTTCCTGTTCGCAATAGTATTCCTTGTGTTCATAACCAACAGCGTTTTGTATAGTTCCAGTGAGTTTCTTGTGTTCAGTTAGAAAATAGAACATTGACTTATCAATGTTAGGTTCTGCCATGATACATATGGCTGGACATGATAATGAATAGTCAATACCTATTACCATGATTCCTCATCGGAATCTTCATCTTCTTCGTATAGGCCATTTTCCTCATCGTCGGGGATTTCTTCTCCACAAAAAGGACAATGATCTGGTTCTCCATCTACGTTAGATATCATGAAATCCACCGCATACTCCGATTCGCAATTTGGACAAGTAATTTTTACATAAGCATCTTCTGACATTATTCTTCCTTTATTGTATGTAGGAATTTAAGTAGGGAAGAAAAACTCCATCATTTTCTTCGACTCAAAAATTTCTTTTGGTAGGTTTGAAATAGGATACTTCTTTAGAATACATTCAGTCGAATTGTATGATGTCATACCTTCACGCATTCCTTCTTGAAGTTTCTTAATCTTGGTTTCGCTGCCATAATATCCATCTTCAATAAACGAAAACTTATCATCATAGTGAATAAAAGATTCTCTCTTAATCAATTTTCTGTTATTATCACCCATCCAACTAAAATGCCAACCAATATCTTCTACTATCTTATTGTCGTAGCAAAGCCATTGTGTTTGTATTCCATTGAACTGACTTGATCTAATCTGAGTTGGGCGCACATAATACATGTGCTCTTTTCTACAAAAGAAAGTCTGTACATTCCAAGGTTCAGGAAAACCAGTCTGCTTCTGAAATACTCTTAGATCTCCACGACCCTGTAAGTACACCATTGGAACAAGCATAATGATATCTCTAATTTGACTAGCAACATGAACAAGAGAATCAATGTACTTTGGATTTACAATTTCATCACAGTCACCATTGATGATAAACGTATCATTGTCGTATTTATCAAGATGATTTACAAGCTCATCGCGTTGTAAACGCTCTCTGATTCTGCCTCTGACAGAATTTAGATTGGTGTGATTGCCATCATAACAATTACGATAGTCGATCTGCATCGCGTACAGGTCATCATCTTCTGGATATTCAAGTTCAATGACTTCAATCTTTTCCGCTGGAAGATTGAGTTCCTTGATCAACTTCTTTACTTCAAACTCTCTTGGCTTACCACTATGAGTTTTGTTAGATTCACAGATGATAAACTTATCAACGTAGTTGTTAAGAATCTTAATTCTCAACTCCATTATTTCTTTTTCATTAAAGTAAATAAAGCTATCAATAATATATCTCTTGCTCATGATCTTCACTCTCCAACATACTTTTTATAGGCATCTGTCCAATCAGATGAAATTGCTTTCTGTGCTTCTTTTAGCGAAATATTCTTTTCACACACTAGCTTATGTAGCTTGTTTTCCAAAGTGTCTTTCTTGTGTGCGTTCCAAGGTTCTGTTGTATAAGACTGGGGCCAAAGATTCTTGATATCATTTGATCCACCAAGCTCAAGACTGATTAGATGATCTATTTCAAATTTGTCACTTTCTGGATCAATATTGTACTCAGCAAATACCTTTTTCTTCACAGACTCTGGAACATTACGAACATTGTTGCCGTTTTTATCCACACCAGCAGTGTAATTTGGAACACAGATGACCTTGATTGTGGCATCTGGATTTACGGCTCCAGGAGTTAACTTAGAATCTGGAAGTTGTGGAGGTGATCCAGCAAATGCCAAGAATGGTAGTAGACATAGAATCAGTAAGCTTTTTCTCATTTTAGAATCCTAAATGTTTTTTTCTATTGAAATTTAAATCGTATTCAGCTACGACACCTTTGTTAAATGGAGTCTTGTATGGTTTCATTTCTTTCCAATGAGGACCCCATTTCTTATTCATATAACTCACTTCATTGATAATTCTTCCATTATCTATTCTATCTTTCAAAGACATATCTGTGCGCCATGTCTGAGAACCAGTTGTCGCATAAGAAACATCACCGTGTAAGAATGGTGCTGTCAAGAAAGAACGATCAATCGGATCATTAACTATCTTCATTAAGTAGTCTAAATCCTCACAATAAGCTGGGTAGAAGTTTTCATCAAACAGACCATATCTCTGAATTACCCAGTCTTTAATCAAGAAACATTCAAATGATCCCATGTTGTCAAATCCAGCCTGACAATGAACCATTCCAATATTTGGTTTTGCCGCATCATCAACCATCGCTTTCAAAAAACCTTCTTGAAAGGCGATATCGTGATTAGTGATGATCCAATAAGGAGCATTTATATCGCTCTTTACAATCATATTCCAAGCAGCAGCACATCCAATATTAGCTGGTAAGTGACATACCATGATCTTTTTGATGAACTTATGCTCAGTCTTTGCTATTTCATCAAGCTCAGTGTCTATCTCACCCCTTCCATTGTTGTTGAAAATCACAAACTTCTCTACTGGATAGTCCACACTATCAATCAGTCTTTTTACCCATTTTGTTCCATTAACAACAGCGGTGCCTATAACTGGAATGGGTTGAACTGGCGCGGGAGGCTTTCTTTCTTCTACCTGAACATTGAGATTCTTGATGTTATTCATCAGACATACTTGGTGATTTTCATCCAGTTGATCCCAATAGTTTTCATATAGAGACTTGAAGAGTTCTCTACTTTCTTTATGCTTACCCCACCACCATCCAGTCACTGCCTTCTGAAAAGAAAACATATACTTTCCTGGATATTTTACGTCAGATCTCAGTGGTTTTAGATCTTCATGTTTGGCTAATTTTTCACCAAGATCAGCAAAAGTATATGCGTAGATATGAAGACCAATTCTTTCTGTGATCTTTGACATATGATAATATGCTTCTGGTCTTTCTGGAAGAAGAAGCAGGGCACTATTGAAACAACTCTTCACAGAATTGAGACGATTGCCTTGACAATCATATCCAAAACCCATCTTTAACAGACACTCATATGCCAATTCCTTATCATCCGTTCTTTCGGCAGTGCGAAGGAAATATGTAATAGCTGAGGCTGTCTGACCAATCTTCTCGTATAATAATGCCAGAAGATAATTCTTCTCTGGATCTTCTGAATCCATAGCCAGAGAACTTACTGCGATTCTAATCGCTGTTACGTAGTTTTTATCGGTATTATTAAGCATTGAACATATTCTCTATAACTGTTTTTGGGCATCTTAATAGATATGCCGCGTTGTCACATACACCAAAAGTAATTAAGTAATCATCCCCATACTCTGTCATACCACAACAGAATTCAATGGCTACATCCAAAAAAGAAACTTCATGAGATGCTTTCACTATATTCCAATCCTTGTCCCAGAAAACAAATCTATGACGGTAGACACAATCTTTTCTTCCAGCCTGACTTTTGAATAAATCAACTTCATGAGTGAGGCAAAAATGACCGTCTTTGAAAGGAAGAGCCTGAGAACTTCCACGAAGATCTCTATGACCAGTGAAATTTGCCCAGTTACGAACAAAAACACTTTCGCAAGTCTTGTTATCTGGATCAACTCTTACGACTTGAGTTGGATTTGTCCATTTTACATAGTGATAAGGCCAATCGACAATTGGCATCCAATTCTTTTCGCAGTAAGTATTATCTATTTCTGGTGCTGGAATGCGGAATCGTGAAATTTCACTAACACCGTCTTCTCTTACATCCAATTCGCAGAGTTCCATTCTGCCCTGTCCGTTTGTTGTCGTGTCTCTTCTTACACCACAGATGTATAGTTTTCCATTCCAGCGAAACAATCTACCATCCTCAAGACCTTTGAATTCCCAGATAGAAGGACCATCCAATTTGCTGAAATCTATCTTGTGAAAAGATTCAATATGAAAATCTTTGTCCAGAGTACAGAAATAGTTTGATGTTGTAAGAGTGATATCATTCTCTGGATTGAGATAGATCAGAGGACCCCACTCATGCTCAAATATTCCTTTTTCAGAATGATAAATCGTAACCTGACAATGCCTCAAATTCATTATCAATTTACCATTGTCGTTATAGACACATGGATTGAAAATTCCAGTTCCATTTGTCACTTCAGGAGGAATAATAAGAGGATGTATACTTCCACCGTTTTGTAAAACATGTCTAACGAAATTTCTCATTAATTATCCTTCATATTTTCAATAATTCTTTTGCTGACAAACCATACCCCCGTGTCTTCCACAGATGTAAAATATACTCACTACACATATAGTTAGTATTGAATATTCCTTCTCTTGTATATGTAGAAGAGAATTTTTTGTTCTCTATTAGAATTGGTACATTACCGCAATCTACCCAGTAGAAAAGAAGGTTTTCTATATTTGTTTGCCATCCACCTGGAACATATAATGAATATTCATTATATCCTTTAAAATACAGGTCGAGTATATTTTTTACGTGGGATCTTTTCATTAAAGAATTTGCTCCCCACCATCTACCGTACTTGAAGTTCAATTTCAATGTATCTCTATAGTCTTCTCCACATGGGTAAACAAATCTTGTTAGTTGTACAACATCCCATGTTGGAAGATTTTCTATAAATTCATCCCAAGTGAAATCCCAGTATCTCAAACATTCAAAACTGATATCATCCTCACAAAAAATAGCATACTCTTCATCACAAGACACATACCAATCTCTCAGGCAGTTTAAGTGAGAAACTATTGTTCCATTTTGTGGAAAGTCTTGAGGAGTATCAACATTTATATACTTTGATAATTTCTCAAATCTATCTGTCTGATATATGTTTAATCTTTTAAAATTAAACTCAGAAGCTTGTTGCTCCATGAAAGCTCTTCTTTCATCACTTTCATGTAAACTGATACAATTAACTGACGGAAAGTTTTTCATTCTTTTTAAATACCAAAAGATTTTCATGTACACGAACACTATAACCAAGACGCTTACACTGAGGAAGCATGATCTTGATTTTACTTATCTTCTTTCGGCTGACCACAACTTTGTCTATGATAGTCGCACCAAAGCCTTTAAACATGCGCGACACTTCATATTCTAAATCATAGTAGACGCCTTTAGAGCGCCAGTCACCGACCATTACACATAACGTTGTTTCTTTCTTGGCTTTATCATACGCAAGCTTAAAAACATCTTCAAGATGTTGAACAAACTCAGGCCATGTCTTATCTCTGTCTATACCTTCACTTGAATCATATTTCTCAAGATTCCAATATGGAGGACATGTAAGTAGCCCATCAAAAACAGGAGGATCAACTTTTCTGGAATCAGCTAGTATGTTCTTTACACCGTAATCAACAAAAGCTTTA